ATATTTCCTGATGAATGGAATGAATTGTTCAACTCGGTTTGTACATACTAAACAAACTGCACCATTCTTTCTTCGTATCATGGTGGCTGTAGCTCAGTTGGTAGAGTCCCGGATTGTGATTCCGGTTGTCGTGGGTTCGAGTCCCATCAGCCACCCCAATAAAACAATACGTTACGATCAATGCTAGATCAATTTTGTAATAAAAATTAACAATTTTGTAAGATGCTCAAACCAAAATGTAACTAATCGCGCAATTTGGTACTAATTTTCGCGTTATTTTGCACCGCGCATTTTCCAGTTTAACGCTGTTTTCTAAAAAATTAGCTGTAGAAACACCCAATAGTTCCATAACCACCAGATGATGACAATTTAAGAAAATTAGCGTCTCCTGGTGTTGTACTTAAGAATGTAGGTGTGCCGCCGATATTCCAGGTATTGCTTGAATTTACCGCCGGAACTCCTACCATATCTGCACCATTGTTTGCTGAAACATTATTTGTTGCAGTAGCCGTATTTTCAAAGTAGAAACCATCACCAGTATTGCCGTAACAGGTCATGTGATTGATAGTGCAGTTAACTCCAGAGTTATTGTCAAATCCCATTGCCTTATTGTTATATGATAGGCAGTGATCGAATACATGATCGTGCGACTCGCTAGTATAGTTAATACTTCCCCCACCTTTAAATCCGTTACCATTTCCGCTAGCTATGCCGTTATCGTGACTGATACAATTTCTAATTGTAGTTGCCGTTGAACGCCAGACGTCGAACCCATCATCGGAGTTACCATATGATAGACAATATTCCACAATATTGTCCTTTCCGTTTGGCACTTGTATGCCATCAGCATTGCCGCCATTAGCGTACGATCCTGTGTTATAGCTAGCATCCGAATTGGCGTAGGCCGTGCAGTCCTGTATTAAATTCCGCCCGGTAGAGTACGGATATCCGTATCCAGGCGATACCTGTATGCCAGTGAGTCTATTGTTGTGCGAAACAATGTGAGATAAAACACAATCGCTAGTAGTAACCTGCACCCCTTCCATGGATGAATTTTTTTGTTCTATATTTATCAATCTAATCCACGGATTTTGGACCTTAATGCCAGTCATTGTTTCACTAGCTGATGCCGCCGATCCATCAAATACTGCCAATCCTCCTTGGTATGATTCATAAGTAACATAATTTCCTGATGTTCCGCCATTGTAAAAACGTGTTCCATTTGCTGGATTAGCGTAAGTTCCGCCTTGTAACCAATAATGATCACCCGCAACGGCTGCGGCATTCGCTTCTGAAACAGTCATTGCGTTTGCAAAACTTGATCCATTATGGCTGCCAGCTCCTGTTGGCGTTACATATTTCACAACGCCGGTTGGTGCCGATGGTACATATGGTCTTGGCCCGAGCACCACATTCTGTGTTGATGTATAAACTAAAGATACAGTCCACTGACTAGGCTGAATAAACTGTGGGACGTTCGCAGCAAATACAGAATCAGTCATGCATTGCGGATAAGTGCCAGCCGGGAACGAGGTAACATAGTTACTGGTAGTTTCTATATAGGTATCCGGATTGATCTTAGCAGTCGTAAATAAAAAAGTTTTCTCTGTTAATTCAAGTTTTCTTAGCTGCCCTGCCCCAATTGCTGGCAAATCGGTAACACCAGCCATTACCCCTTGGTTAGTATTTTCCCCCGTTTTCGGATTATAGTCCCCTCCAACATGCATAAAAATTGATGGCACGCCGTTTAAAGATCCAGAAATTGGCTCCAGCCTTGCCCTGCACATCACCGTTATCCCGCCGACTTTTGTCCAATCAATCGGAGCTCTGCTGATGCCATTATGTATTAATCTGTATTTAGATGTGTCTGAACTGGCAGCAGATCGATCGGCAGATAGTTTTACATTGCTAAATCTGGGTATGTTATTTCGGTTGGTATAGATTTTTTCTGCGTTACCATCTCCCGCAAATGTATTCGTTGTCCACCATGTCTGATTAACTGGAACGCGTTCCAGTGCAGCAGTAGCAGATGCAAGCTTCCATGCATTCTGTGTAGTATCGAACCACTGAACCTGAAAATCATAAACCAGTACCACCGCATTAGTACACGTGTTCTCGGCTGCAGGATGAATATAAATCCACCCGGTCACGTCTTGCCACGGTTTCGTCGTCAAATCTGCATAATTCGCGGCACCGGTTATTTTTGTTTTATACCCAGCAGATAGATTGTCTCCATGAGGACGATTCCCCATCCCGATCCAGGCCTTTACCGGGAAAGTGGCGCCAACTAACGGATTCATCATTGGTGTACCGACAAGCCCCATGTTACTGTAAAAATCATTGTATGTTAGTGTGGTCATGATTATGGCACCAAAGAGATTGAGAAATTTACAAGCGATGATTTGGCTCCAACATTGTTGGCCAATGTTGATAAAACAATGTAATTGTCTGATGATGTTGCATAGTTAGTTGCAAGAGTTCCTGCCGAATCTGATGATGTTGCCGCTGAAGTGAATAGTTTGCCTATTCCTGTGCTCGTTAGAGATGCTTGGCCAGCATCTCCAAGGCCAGTAACTCTCATCGTTACATCAACTAACTGCTCGTGATTTGTTGTGGTATTTTCGACTTGCAGAACTTGAGTATTGTTTACAGCTACAGAACTATTCCCTATTCTTACTCTAAAATAGTTTTTTCCTGTGTCAGCATCTGGTTTATAGCATACGAATCTTATTCGCATTCCAATTCCCAAATGAAGCAGCCCATAAGGAATTTTAAAAAGAGGATTAGAACTAAAGAAAAGATTTTCACCCGAAACTGTAGTTATCAAAGCTGCTGGTGACGAATAACTACCATAGCTCGAATATAATATCTGCTCACCGTTTGGCTGCCATATCGTTCCATCATTTACCAATTCAATTGGATGCAACCTTGCTCCGGAGCCACCAGATAAGCATGATGCATCGATACCAACTACTGTTCCGACAGGTATATCCCACGGATACGGCTGCCCGCCGAGTTGGTAAATCTGGGGAGTTGGTGCGGAAATAATATTGCCGTCATAATCTGTGATCGATCCATTAACATATCTTGTTACAGATTTTTTTTTCAATGCGCCGTAAATATCAATCATCTCCAACTCCTAGTAACTGCGCATATAATCGAGATTAACAATAGCCGTACCGGATCCCGCAATAACACCGACATAATCACCGGCATCGAGCATCACTTCTGCTGTATTGCCGTCCCAAATAAGTTTTCCTCGAGTAGCGCCGGTTGCGGTGACGGTTTCTGCCGCAGTTTTCGACGTCGCTGGCTTGATATAAATGTCCGCTCCGGACGTTGCTATCTGGTAGCGTCCTTTCTGCGTAACCGCGCCGAAACTGGCGGCAGTTGTTGTAACGGTTTTCGGATCCCCGCCGTGCTGCGCGCCTTTCAAATCCATTCCGGTTTCTGACATATTCCTACCCTCTATCAATAAAAAAGCCGCGCTGAAATCCGTGCGGCCATGATTCAAACTTCTATAACGAAATTATTTCCGATGAAAATACAGCTTAACGAAACTCACACTGAGAGTTCCGTTTATCGTTCGCTTCCGTATCGTGCTTCGAATCAACGGGCTCTTGAGTATCCGCCCATCGTTTAACGCCGTCTCTGCCGATGAACCAATTACGCATCGAGCCGGATTGCATGTCCAACGTCATGCCAAATCCTTTCGTGATCATTTGCTACTATCCTGTTTATTTTTCCTGTCTTCCAATGCCCAATCCGCAAGCCCTTTATGCCGCGCTTGGCAGTCGTAATACAACTGTGCGCGTTCGATGCTGTTATTCAGGATCGTCGACAGTCTGCCGTCAAGAGCATCAGGGAGGTCTGGACACTGCGCCGTGAGCGCTGGCGATGGAATCCTGTTCGGCGTCTTTTGGACGCGAGTTGTAGAGACGCAGGCCGTCAGCATCGAGGCTGCAATCAGCGTAACCATGATTCTTTTGAATGTTTTCATTCGCTTTTTCCTTCACTTTAACGTACACGGTGCGCACCGTTTCGCGCACGTCCTCGTAGCGCTGCGCGGTTTTCTGATCCTCTTCCGCTTGCTCTTCCGCTTGCTTTTCTGCGGCGACATGGATTTCCTGCATTACTTTGAGTTGTTCGGCATCGTGTGCGGCCTCGCAGTGATGACCACCCAGCCAATAAACGCCGCCGAACGATGCCAGCAGGGACAGCAGCGCGGCCAGCAAAAAATAGGGATTGAACATGTCGGTACCTTGAAATAAAAAAGCCGCACAAGGCGGCTTTTGATCTCGCAAGAGAAGTTCTTGATTAGCTTGCTGCGCTTTCCGTTGCTGTTGCGTCTGTTGCTGTTGCGTCCGCTGCCGGAGCATCGGGTACGATGTCATCCAGAGCTTGCGTCATTGCTTCTAGCCGTGCGAGTGATGCTTCAGCATCCTCTGGCAACTGACCTGCTGATGCTCTCAGCGTGGCAATTTCATTCAGGATTTCGCTAGATGCTTTGCCCAATTTGTCGGATACTGCGTCAATTTTTGCTGCTAATTCAGTGACATTAGTCATGATTTTCCTCAATAAATATTCCTGCCGTCGTAAAACATCGATCAAAACGGCGGCAGTTACCGCTATGATCTTCTCTTTATTTTTCATGGTTTTCTCTTGTCGATTTCGGCGCTGACCCGGTGAGAAATAAATTGCTCAACTAGAAAAAGCAAGCGCGTGCCCATGTGCCCGCTGACGCCCGATGCGGCGGCGCATAGGCCCATCGGTTGATCGTATGAGGCCAGCAACATAAATACCGCTAGGCCAACGAAACCGCTAATCATGATCTCGCCGACCAGTTCAACGATATTGAATCCGCGCGTGTGTCCTTGCCGGACCTTGGTGTACCAGTTGATAAAACCGCCAGTGAATGCCATTCCGACGGCTAGCGCCCATGTTCCCATGGACCATGTGGTTGGGTCTTTGATCGGCATGTCGTTCATATCCACAGTTAAAACAGATAATGGATGCCGTATCCAGTAACAATTCCGCCAAGAAACAGGAAAACGATGTACAGCGTTGAGTACGCGCTTTTTCTAGCTCTTTCGAGCAGCACATCGGAAACCATGTCAGCGGCTGAATTCGCGCGCTGAAAATCGTCTATATGCTCGTGCACAGCAGCTTTTGCGCCGTCGATCGCGGCATTGATTTCCTCGGTCACATAGCCGAATGTTTGCTGCGCATTAACATCCTTAATATTCTGGAATGCGTCTTCTATTTTTTCTTTCAGTTTTTGTGTCATTAGGTTCTCCAAAAATAAAAGAGCCGCTTGAAAGCGGCTCTGTGTTTACGTGATTTTACGCTGTCAAACGATTCCCGCCCGCTGCTTTCTGATTTGCTCCGCAGCTATAAACAGATCGTCGATCTGTTGATTGGTGAGATTAAGCGCCACCCGCACGGTCTCAACCAGCGGGAATGCTCTGTGTATTTTGTCTGTCCTCTGCCACCACTGCCGGTTTACAGCATCGAGAGTTTGTATGTAGGCATCGACATCGTTATACAATCCGGCATAAATAAGCGCTTCTGTGGCGGCGGTTATGGGTACCTCAACAGGTAAATTAGCGCGGTATACAGCCGCCGCATGTTCCGGCAGGAAATCCGGCAGCGTGACCAGTTCATTGCCGATCCGCTGCATTTTGCCGAGCGTGATTTCCGGCATCGGTCCGTCTATGCGTTCGTCCCATAGAATTTTAGACGGGTCGAAATATCCGCCGGATTCCGCGATTGCGACCATGACCTGTTCGCCGGACGGCGAATCAACAATCAAATTAAACATTGGCTATTTTCCTAACAGACAGATAACAGGATGTCTCAGCCGTTGCGTTTGTAGTACCGTCGGTGTGCGGGTAAAAAACATCACCGGCCAGTAATTTAACAGTCCTGGTTATCGCTGAGGTGATATTGCCCACCGTCGACGACGATCCATACAAGATGCGATCGTTGCCGGTAACGGATGAGATTGATGTCGTGCCCTGAGAATTATTAACGGTAATTCCGAAAAATGCGCGCGTCGTCGTGTTGCTGTCGTAGTAGTAGATTTCATAGAGGCCGTCCTCGTTAACTGCGAACGATGCGCCGTTTGCTGCGCTGTCGGCATACGTCATTGCGCTGCCGACGGACTCTTTGACCGTCTGGAACCGGCGCCGGCTTGTATTGGTTGATCCGTGCCCGTTGCCTGTGTGCACGGTAACTATATGGTTGCCCACAAGCGCTTCCACTGCCGCTTGCGATACCGTCCACGCTGTAAATGTCCCAGTCGTTTGGCTGATCGTTCTGACGTTTACAACCAGCGCGCCCGTCCCCGCATCGTATGATGTAACCTCGCCGCGCATCCATTTCGTGGCGTCGGTCGTATACGCAATGGTCACGGCCATGCCGGGTACATACGATTTCCCAGACTGGACGGTCAGCGATTTGCTAGCAATTGAGATTAAAATGCTAGTTGTACTTGTGGAGTTCGTGGCATTGAAATTAAATGCTGCAACAACAGCCTGCAATTCCGGAAAGAACGTTCCTAGCAACCATGTAATGAACGCATCGACACGAACGGAGAATGTTGCTCTGTCGTTGCGCTGCGGCTTTTCGCCTGAGAATGGTGTCATTAAATCAGTCCTTTTATCGATAACGATGTTTTTCCGGATGTCGGAAGGTCATAGCTATGTTTCGCGCTGACCAAGCCGAACACCCTCAAACCGGAATACTCTAATGTCGCAGTGGCTGAGCACAATGTCGGAACATCCAGAATAGACGTCAGAATATCCAGGGCAGTATTCGCATAATTAAGATCGACGACAACGTCGACATTCATGTCCTTTGCTGATTTCCTGCGTACGATGGTGTTGTTGCCGAATTCATCGATCTTGATATAACTGTACGTCTTCGGCTCAGCAGAAGCGCCGGATAAAGACGTGCCTATCGGCCGCAGATCTCCGACTTGAAACATGCCGCAGGAAACGTTTCCGGAAGCCGATGACAGCGTGAAAGTAAGCTCACAGTTGTAATACGGCGGCAAATCGTTAAGCAGCAAATCCGGTTGCTGCGAAAATGGCGCAAAGAAATATTCGTACCAGTCAGGCGGGTATGATTTCTCAAGCTGAACAGTATTTGAATAAACGACCGTTCCGCCCGGGGCATCTTTCATCGTGATGACCGCCTGATCTCCGATCAGATTACCTGCATATAATGCATTGATGAATCCGGGGCGCAGTACAACCGTAAGCGGCGTTGCTACCGTTGTCTGAGATGTCGATTCGCCATCGAACATTCTCCAGCGGTTCGTGGCCGAAACCTCGTTCCACCAGATTGTGGATCCGGTGCGATTATTGATGTCGGTCGGATCGTGGTTAACATTGCTGTTTGCCGCACTTTCGTAGATTTTATGCGTAGCTGCGCTGATCACTCTATTACCGAGCGCATAAGTTGTGCCAGAACCATATGCAGCATAATCCGCCTCAGTTGCTGTCGACGACAGAAATACAGAACCGCTATAAATATCAACCGGAAGCATGATGCTGAATGTTGAAGAATCACTCATGTCATGCCTGCTGTGTCAACAACGGTCCGCCACCACCTGTGGCGGTGTCCAGGATGTCAGCCGTTTGTTCAGTAAACCCCGCTATTTTGGATAAATTAGTTGCCATCGACTCTTTCAACGACTCTATAGATGCCACGAGAAGGTCTTGTTTATCGCTGGAAATAGATATCAGCGTATTGATCGCACTGACCGATTGAGCCCGTGCGCGCGCATAATCAAGTTGCGACGAGTAGTCATTCACGTCCATGTTGGTCAACGTGCTGATCGGATTCTTGAGTGTGCTGATATCCGGGAGATCGGCGCCATTCTCAGCGGCCGTTGCATAATCAAGTAATTGCTGCAGAGCCTCGTTCCGCGACATCGGCTGCAATTGTTCAACGGATCCCAAGAGCTCTTGCGAGAAGTTTTTCAGTTTTTCAATTGAGTCAGTGATATCTTGTATCCGCTGATTGAAACTGTTTGCTATATTGTTGTAAATGTTACCGAAATCCTGCGCCTGAGCTTGAGCTTGAGCCTGCGCTTGAGCTTTTGATTGTAGCTCGTCGCTATTTTTCTGATCAATATAATCAAACACACTTTTGATAGTGTCCTGATTTTTGAGAAGAAAGATCAATTGATCTTCTGACAAGTTTCCTGATTGAACAGCACTTACGTACTGCGCGCGCGTGTTGATACTGTTCAGACCATTGTCATCGCGTTGCGAAATCAATGATTCGATCACCGGCTTCATGCGCTGGTCGTCGGTTAGGAAATTTTGCGCAAAACCTGAGACCATCGAAGAGAATGCATCTGATCCCCCTGCTTTGTCGATGAACGCAGTTCTGTCAGCGTATCCGAAACTGCTCACGAACGCTTTCGACCAATCTGCCGACTTGTCGAATAGCAGGCTGGCAGCGCTGGTAAGAACATTGAATTCATTCGATAGCCGAGATAGTGTTTGTATAGATGTTTCCCCGGATTTAGCAAACTCTTCAACATTAGGCAGAATACTTTTAACCATCTCATCAGAAATGTCCGCAATTTCCTGCGCGATCTGCTCGTCTGTCAACGCCTTGCCGGATTCAGAGATCAGGTTGATGCTGTGCCGGTAATCGTCCAGCGGCTGCGTGCTCAGTCCCAGTGTATCGCTTAAGCTACGTAAACTGGTGCTGACCGCACCGACAGAATCATTGATCTGCTGCGCGAGTTGCTGCGCATACTCGACCATACTGTCCGCCACACCTTGCAGCTTGCCGTTGTCTGTTTCGGCTGCACCGGTCATCAGGTTTACACCAGCGAAATCGTGCTTACTTCCGGAAAATAAACCGCCCTTTGCTTTAAAGTTCGTTGTTAAATACGCATCTAAAAAACCATTTGAACCGACATCCCCGGTTAATTGCGTCTCTTTTTGCTCTAACGGGCCGCGTCCGAATAGACCGTTAATCAATGTGCCAACGATCGGCACATACCCGAGCACATCACCCGCTACACCACCAAGCTTTTTATTACCAAAAATGGTGCGCAATCCCATATCAACAGCGGCGGCAATCGCTGCAGGCCCTGCTATAGCCCCCAGAGATGCGCCCAACCCTGCAGCCATGCCAGCCCCAGCCGTTGCACTTTCTGCGCCAATGAATGCCGCTGCACTCGACCCTCCTGATAACCCGGCGCCGAACGATCCCAGCAATCCGCTGCCGCCGATCGATGTCAACCCGCTACCGATCAAGCTGTTCATCCCGAATCCTCCGCTTATCATCGACATGAGATTCGATCCCATGCCGGCGATAGATAGCAGGCTCGATCCGCTGGAAGAGCCACCAGAAGAGCTTGATCCTCCACCAGAGCCAACAATCCCGCCGAATAGTTGCTGCAACCCTAGCGATTGAGAAATTTTTAGCGCAGCGAATTCAGATGCCATGCGGCGAACAGCATTAGCGACACCGGTAACCATGCCCTTTAATCCATTATTAAAGGGATCGAATAAAAAATTGGCTAGCGACGTCTGAATATTTCTCGCGGCCTGGATGGCGTATTGATCCAAATCACTCAGCGCTGATTTGCCGGTATCGCGCGTTTTGTCAAATTCTTCCTGCGCTTTTTTCAGCGCTCGGTTGTAGGTTTCTTGGCTAATGGCCGTGCCGTCGGTAGCGTCACGCGCTTCGTTAATGTACCTGACCTGATCTTGGTATTTTTCCAGGGCGGTTTTAGTGTCTTCGTTCAGCTTTTTATAGCGCTCGAGACCTTTCACGATGTCCTGAGTCGCCATTTCTTCTAGCCGCTGCGCGCGGTTCTTGCGTTCGATTTCTTGAATATATTCTTCAGCCGCGCCGGACACACCAAGATATTCTGCACGTAAGCGCGTCAATGCGGTTCCGGTTACGCCGCTTTCTCGCGCTTCCTTCTGCAGTGCTTCAATGAAGCGCTGCGCCTCTGTTGTAGCATCCTTCTGTGCAGCCGCTGTTTTCCCTAACGTTGGAGCTTGCTCTTTCTGTTGTTTATTCAATTCTCCTTGACTGGCAGCCGTTTCTTGCAGAGCTTTGTCACCGTTGTACAGCGAGTCGACAAACGCATCGTAAGATGCTCGTGATTGTTCGTTAAGTTCGTCAACGTGCTGCCCAATATCGACATATTTTTGATAGTCGAATGTTGCCAGCGCCATTACCTGCGCCAGAGCACCGCCGACAGAACGAGCAACACCGTTGAATACATCGAAAACCAGATATCCAGCATGCGCCATGCCTTTCAATATCGGGCTGACGAGGTTACCGGACAGCGAAAATCCGTTAACTCTTTCTGTTGCGCTGACGAATGCGCTGGTGATGTCCGTCAATGTGGGCAGTAGATCGATGACAAAACGGTCCTTTACACCCGCAACACGTCCTTGTAGGATTGTCATTTCGTCATTGAATTTATCCGCCATTTCAGCTAATTCGTTCGTCCATCCGGAATATTTTCGGTGCGCTTCCGCAGCTTCTTCGAGTTTTGCCCGGCCCTCACTCAGCAACGGGATCAAATCCCGGCCAGCCTTTCCGAATAGTTCATTCGCCAGCGCGGATTTTGCCGCGCCATCTTCGTAGCGCTCGAATTTTCCCGCGACATCGAGTAGCACTTGATTGGCATTACGCAGATTGCCGTTGGTATCGCGGATATTGACGCCCATTAGTTTAAAAACGTCGTTACCCGATGACATGTTTTTCGCCATATTGCCGACGCCTTTGGCGACGGAATCCAGATCGGTGCCGTTCAGCTTGGCCATTTTGTTCAGACCGCCAAGCTCGTTCACTGTCATGCCGGTAATCTTGCGCAGGTCGTTGAGTTTATCGCCGGAATCAGCAACGCCTTTTACTAATGCAGAAAGACCGGAAAAACTCAAACCAACACCAATCATGCCGAGAATCTGATTCATTTCACCAACGGCGTTGTCTACATAATTTTTTGCCTTGTCCATGTCGGACACAAGTCGCGCCATGTTGGCCATCAGTTGTATTTCGAGTTGTCCTGCGATCATTTTAGTTTTTCGCCATATTTCTGATCGATGCTTTCGCGCGCATCGCGCTGCGATAGGATCTGGTCATGTAGTACGGTGCATCTTGCCACGGTGTTTCTGCGTTTAATTCGCGCGCTTTGTACGATTCGTTCAAGTAGGTTTCCGACAGGCGTTTGATGGTCAGCACTTCCCACGGATTGAGACAGATACCGATGTTGTGCTGGTAGCTCTCGATCTCTGCATGGGTCGTTGCGTGATCGCCGAGGGTGATGCCGATATCAAGCAAGTGCTTGATAACGTACTGCGCATCACACTCCGGCACGGCAATTTCGAAATCCTGCTTTTCAAACTCTTCGCGGCGCGATAATTTGTTTTTGCCGCCCTCGTCATTCGGCACAGCATTGAGCCAGGCCAGATGCCTGACGAACAGTTCTAGTTCGTCGTAGAGGGCTTGGTAAAATTAACCCAGTCGCCGATATGCTTTGTCACCTGATCGGCGATGAAACCGATGCTGACGTCGGAATATACGGCAATCGACAGCTCATCGCCGGTCAGGTCGCCGTATTCCATGTTTTCCCAGCTTTCGGTACAAGCACTGAGGAATTTCGCCGCCTCAGCCGCACGCTGCTCGGCTGTTTGCTCGGCCTTTCCTTTGCGCTTGAGCTTGTCGATCATGCGATTGTTTTGCGCCGCTTGGGCGCCCGCGTATTGTTTCGATCCTGGTCCGTACAAATTGACAGTAATCGGACGGGTCTTTTCTTCATCTGCATACATCGGATCGTCGTTGGCATCGCACAAGTGCAGTCTTGATGTTTGCGCAACAGCAAATTTTCTGATATCCATGTTTTATCCTTTCCGTGAGATTTAAAAATGCCCGTGCCAGCCTGCGCTCCCCACGGCTAGGAAGACACAGGCCGGCCGGTGCAGGGTTGCGCGATTGCTCGCGCATGATTATTAAGTGGCCGCAACAACTACCGGTTTTTTACAAACTTCAAGATTCACTTGCAGTCCACTGATGTCGTTGACAGAACCGTCTTTATACTCAAACGACGAAACTAGAACATCCAGGTAGTGTATTTCTCCGTCTGGATAAGTTAGTTTTGCGCTGTAATGATTATTAGATTCGGATGCTGTGTTCAGCAGTATTTGCCCTGCATCGGTAGGTACAGAGCCCATACTCATTTGCATCGAACCGTAATCCTTTGATCCTTTTATTTTCGTGATTACAGCGGTATCGATCGGCGTATGCGTGGCCACATTCGCTTTTACCCCGTGATTTCCGATATTGTCGATCTTGCCGATTGCGGTCCATATAATGGTTGTTGCGCCATATCCCGCCGCGTCGTAAGTTGCAGGGAGTGTTGCGGTAATTGCCAGCGTTGCGCCGCTGATAGATGTTACTGATGTACGTGCTGCCATTTTTTGTACTCCTTAATCGCCTTTAAGTATCAGAAAATAAAAAACCCGGCGGCGTCTTGCGACAGCGGCCGGGGCCTACAACCAAAAATTTAATATGTTACGAAATCCAGCGCACGATGAAATCGGTCGATTGCGAATAAATTTCTGTGTCAGGATCCATCAAATCGGGGCCGTCATTATCCTGCATGACGGAATCGCACACGATACCGTTGATGGTTCCGCGCGAATAGGTGGTAAACGCACCTTTCACTATGCTCATGAGCGATTTAACTTGCGCGTATTTATTCGCTTCAACCGTTACCTGCACACGCTCACGTGTCATTTCTCCCGGTGCATTGACCGGTCTGAACGGATCGGTTCCGCTCACTTGCGTGATCGATATTGCCGGGAGTTCTGTACCGATCGGCACCACACCGGCAACGATGCGATCGGCAGGTATTGCGGCAGTCAGCGTTACGTTACTCGCCAATATGATGCGGATGATGGCTACGCCGCTCATCCTCCTGCCTCAACTGAAATATCGGAAGTATCCAGCCCATTTTTATTTGCCAACCGTTGTTTAATATATTGACCGGCGGATAAAACAGCATTTGTCGCCTGCGCATCCAGTGCCGGGCGCATGAACGGGCGCGGCGCAATACCTGGGTGATTGATGTCGCCTTTGCCGCCATTTGTCAGGCTATGAGGACGCACTCCGTATTCTAAGAAATGCGCGTAAAAAACATCCGCTCCGGTTCCTTTGTTTTTTCCACCGGCAACTATCCTGGCGGTGATTTTTCCGTTCACTCTACTGATTCGCGATGATATATGGATGCTATCGCGTAATGCGCCTTCATATAGTTTATATAGTTGCTTCCCTTCTCCCGACGGCGGTCCAATTGGAACATTGCTTTTAACTGCATCCATTATGTCCTTTGAACCCTTACGCAACGCGCCGCGGATGATGTTTGCTTCCATTTTTGCAGGCAGTTTATCCAGAAACGTTTGCAGATCGGAAAGACCTTTAACATAAATTTCCGTCATGACGTATACGCCTCAATCACACATTCCATGTATTCATGCTGCCCAAGCTCAGCCGGGCCACCGACGATCTGATGTGCAACATTATCCAGCATGATGCGCATGGATGAGTCGACATCGGCGCGGTATCTGAACCGCAGCCGTTTTTGTTTCGTTCCAACCACCAGGCCGTTTTTCACCGCCTCAGATCGGCTCGGAAGAATATCCTGTACGTTGCACCAAACAACCGCGAGTAGTTGCCAGGTTTTTTCGTTCGATCCGTAGACAGGATCGATTGAATTCACCGGCTTCTCGATGCGGCAACGGCGGTCTAGTTTGATGATCATTCAGCAGCTTCAGTTTGCGGAAACGTTTTCGGATCGATTTCCGACCGGCGCGGCGGTTTTGTTCCGGGTTTCTGTTCGTTGCTATCGATGCGTTCAACGGTTACGCCGTTTTCCGTCAGTTCGGCAATGATTTGTTCGAGCCCTTGTTTGAGCCCACGAAATCCGGTATGCGCGTGAATTTCCTCGTAGCGTTCCGGATCGAAACCGATCAGCATGATTTTATTCGCGCCGGACAGGTATGCGATGCGGATCGCGGCCATGGCATTGTTGCGTATTTCGATGGTTTCGAGCGGAGATATTTGCACGCGTTCGTACATCATTCCGAGGTACAGCGCGTCAAAATCGTCATGCTCCACGCCGATGATGCGCATGCCTTTGAACCCCAGCTTATCCGCTTCTTCCCAGAATGGGTGATGCGGATCGAGTGCCACGAACATATCCGCCCATGGTGCGAATTTAATGGCACGATTGCAAGCAATGGTTTTGAAACCCTTAGCTTTTGCCGCAAGTTCTTCCGTCATGTCAGGCCCGGCACCGAGGATGGCGACGGTCTCGCCAAACCACAGATCCGATGGTATTGTCCATTTTGTTGTCATGGGTAGATATTCACTTTGTATTGATCTAGTAATCCATCGACATACTGGCGCGGCATTTCGGATACGATGGTCCCTGTGATTACATCGTCCGGCATATCGTATTTCTGTTTCACGCGCCGTTTTATCCAGTCCTTGACCAGCCCTGGAACATCGGCAGCGGTACCGAAACCAGCAACGAACCGCACTTTTACCGCATTTATCTGATCGCGCGTCGACGGCCAGTCGACACCATATGCCGGTACGATGCGTCCGGTTCCTGTCGCGTCAACCTGGTATTGCGATGGATCGAGCATTTGCTCAATGCCGTTGGTATCGATATAAGTGATCGATGTTACCGATTGTAGCGGCGGCAGTTTAATGATGCGGTTCCCGCGGCTATCGCAATCCGGGAAGCTATCCAAATAAGCATCCAGCGTTTGTGTGATTAGATAGCGGCGCAGCAGTTTTTCAGCTTCCTCGCGCGCCGATTTGATGAATCCCGTCAGCAATGGATCGCCAGTTGTGTTGGCGCTTGGCACAGCAGCGCCCAAGTCTGCATCAGCGATGTTGTCGGTGTACGTGGTTGCGGTGTTATTCGCGATGATTGCCAGCAACAGGTAAATCGATCCATTTGCGGAAGTGCGGTAAATTTTACGTGCCGTTACCAGCGATCCGCCAAGCGGTATTCCGCTGATTTCTATTTTCCCGTTCGCCGATTTATCGGTAATCGTTACCGCTGCGGAGATGTCACCGCCTTGTGTTTCACCGTCCGCCGTGACAAATGTCACGCGATAACGATGAACACCGTTGTCGACATTACCGGCGCCGGAGCCAAGCGCAACCGTGACTGCTCCCGGCGCTGGTTCTTGGTTGACCGTGTCGATCCGCGCGGACATGATAACCTCCGCAACGGTCACCGGCTCGGTTGCCGGTGGCGTATAAACAACGATGTTCATGGTTTCACTATTACGCCGGCGGATTGGCTGTCGGCATGCTGACCGGATTGCCCAGGATCGCGCCCGCGCAGATCAATGCCGCGCTGGAATTATTTGCCGGGGTAATTGTCAGGCGCGTATACCGTTTGTTACCGATGTAACCGAGCTTGCGGCAGGCGTTGTCGCTGTCGTACTGGAAACCGGCCAACGCTTCGGTGCCGAGCAGGTCTCTATCGTCGACAGCATTTGCTCCTGTCATACTGGAATCGTCGCTTTCTTCCAGCAACACGGTAAATGTGGCGTCCGCATCGGCGATAGATCCAAGTAAGATCGCATATTCCAGTGATTTGAAGCCTTGCCGGTCGATAATCTGGCCGACTTGCGCGGTGTTATCAGCCACAGATACCGGGCTGATGACACGCTTCAGATCGATTTTATTGTGTAAATCACGCATTTCTCATTCCTCAATTTTGATTCATCAAAATGAAAAACCCGCTTTCGCGGGTTATCGGATAATGTCTCTAGTTGCCAATATCAGCTGGTACCAAATTTCATGAATTTGATCGCTTCGAAATTTTTGATTCCAGCACCTACACGCTTGCGGAAGTTGAATTTAGTGGTGCCTTTCGTGGTCAGATTGTCGCGGATCAACGTGATGCCGCGGCGGTCAACGATACGATATGCGCGTTTGAAATTAGCGTAAACGATCGAGTATGAATTCGCGCCCATTGCCGCAACGTTATCATCGATAATGACAGGAACCCCTAGAACCATACCGGAGAAATTCCCCGTTGGATCAGGATTGAACAGATAGAAATTTCCGGAACCATCCTTGATCTGGCGCAGCTTACCGAGCGTGGTATCTGCCATCATCAATTGAGCGCCGCCGCGATAAACCGATTTCATCGAGTGCAGCAGGTCGATTATTTTGTCGGCAGGATTCGATGCGGCAAAATCACCGGACACGCCCGTTGCGATGTAACCGGTTTTCCCCCAGGCGTAGCTGGCATTGGAAACCATTGGATAGGTTGCGATTCCGCGCGCTTTTTTCACACCATCGCCGGTTATAAATGCAGTACCCTCGGCTTCCGCGAATGCAATGCCTGCTTCATCGGAAACATCCGTCTCCAAGTTGTAATCGGAATCTTCGAGCGTGTCGTTATATACCCAAGGTTCCGCTTCCATTTCTTCCGCAGTGATTTCTATCATTGCGAATTTTGCGTTAGTGGTTTCCCCGCCCGCTTCATTCTCTCCGACCCAGCGCGCCGTCAGACCGGATGTCTTAACGCGCATTCTTTGAGAAATTGAACCGATCGTCACAACATCGGCGACTTGCCGCATGGCCGATACCGTGCTGGCTACGCGGTCAATCTGTGTTTCTAGTTCGGCATGTACCAACACGCCGCCGTCAACATCTGAACCACGTCCGAGCGCTTTACGCTCAAGTGCGGATAGCTGCGAGGTATCACCGCCCTTGCGCATGAAATTTTTGAACGCGGTTTTGTATTCCTCTTGTTCGGGCGTGAGAGTGCTTCCGCCAGTCACTGCCGGGCGGTTGGATTTTTTCGCCACCTCAGCGATGTCTTTGCCGAGCTGTGTAAGTTCTTCGTTAATCTTTTCGACTTTTCCGACAACGTCTGCCGGGGCATAGCCTTTAGATTCGATGGCTTTCAAGCGCTCATTATTCGCTTCTTTAAAATCAGAGAATGCTTTTCCCTGTTTTTCAAGTAAATCTTTTAGGTCTCCCATTCCGGCCGTGTCACCCATCATGAAAGGTAGTGCAGCTGCTGGCGCCAGCATTTCCGGCGATATGAATGGCGCGCCGGTGGCTGTCGAGATGACAAACATGACCGATGCGACAAAAACGAATGTCCACAATCTGGACTTGATCAGAAATTTCATTTGATTCCTCGTTTAGTTGTTGGAAAAAATAGCGATGTTGCGCTTTACCTGCGCTATTAATTGATCCACTTCGTCAGCGTCGCACTGATTTGCGATGGATTTGAAACCGCGAGCCAAGATCGCTCTTGACTCGCTGCGAGAAAACCCGGCATCACACAGGGATTTTTCGGCTATTCTGATATCGAGTCCGCTTTTCACTGAGGTGACGCGAGCTTCTGTATTGGCCGGAAATGTCACCAAAGACAATTCCATCAGCTTGATTTTTGTTAATGTGCGGTACGGGTCACCCGGTTGCGGCTTCATGTTTTCTTTCCATTCCAGCGGAATGTAGCCAATAGACAATCCGTTGATTGCTGGGCGCGGGGTCATTTTCAGCAACGTGTATGTATCGCGGCCGCGCTGGGTATCCGCAAGAATGGAATCCATTTTCAGACCAGTATCATCTTCTTCCATGTCGCTGATGATGCCGATTGGCGTCATGTCTTCGGCTGAACCAAACCAGCCACCGTGTTGCAGCAACAATGATGGCCAGATCCCTGATTTTTTCGCTTCACGAATGGTTTCCTTGAACGCGCCTTTTTGAACCGAGTCGCCGTAGCTATCCACATTGCCGAATACGGATCCGTATCCGCTGAATTGCATTTCAGTGGCATTGGCCGCATTGTCCGTTCCGTCGCCGGATGCGAACTTCAGTTCCATCAGGTTGCAGTTAAGGTGTTGCATCGCTGTTGCCATTGTTCGTTCCTTGATCTGTTGATGTGCTGTTTGCCGTATCAGACGGCGCTTCCATGTTCATCGGCACACGGTATTCGTCACCGCCTTCGTATGGGTTCATGTCCTCGAGTTCGCGTATTTCGTTCGGGTTCAGCCCACCTACCGCGTATAGTTTCGTGTAGTAATTCGAGCGGTCGGTGAATGTTCCGCGCATCAGCGCGTTGACGTTGTGCTTAGCGAAATAGCCTTGCTTGCGGTCTACTTCTGTCAAGAGGTTTACGTTTATCGATTGCTCGACTCGCGTGTACCACGGCATCATGGTGTGCACGAGGTGCGCAAGAAACATTTGTTCAGCGCTGGCGTATGTTGCTGTCTTGTCCGCATGACCGATCATGATCGGCAATACGCGTGCGCTACGGCAGATTTCTTCCACTTGGAACCGGCGTTGCTCAATGTGTTGCGCGTCAACGCTGCTATAGCTTGTCTGTTGCCACTTTAATCCGCCGAACAGCACGGCCGTTTTATAAGCGTTGTCGATACCGGCCTGCATTTCTTGCCAGGTATCGCGGATATCCTTTGCGGCTTTTTCGTCGTAACTGCTGTCCGATGTCAGCACACCGCTTAGGCGGGTGCCGTTGCTGAACATTTTCGCGCTGTGCTTTTCCGCAGCCAGTGCCAGGCCGATTGCTTCGCGCGCGAGTTTGAGCGAGTCCATGCCGATAACGCCATCCCATGACGGGCCGCGAATGTGCCACATGTTCTCATGTGACACTTCGATCTTTCTGTTTTTGTTATCGTAAACTTCGTAACTAATGTCCCAGCCATCGCGGATCACGCGCACGTATTCCGGCGCGAACGGTAGTAGCTCAACAATCTTGTTGCGCACTCCGCGCACCTTGTACACGTAGGCATTTGCGTGCAGCGCGAGGTGCAGTCCGATTTGCTCACGGAATTCGAACGATGTTTGCCATGCGTTTGGTTTCAAGCTGAGCAATTCGTAGAGCGGATGTTCTTCTGCTGCGTCCGATCCTTTACCGACTGCGCGTTTTTTATGCAGCTTCAGCGGTACTTGCGCCAGTCCTTCGGCAATGACACGTCCGCAGGCGAATACGGTGCTGACACGAAACGCAGCATCGCGCGTTACCGGTACGCCGCTGCTGGATAGCGATTGGCCGAGAAGCGCTTTGTAGAGATCGCCAGAACTGGTGATCGTGGCGTTTTTCTTGCCCCATGGCATTAGTGATGAGAGTGAGAATGCCATTGAGTTTTATAGAATCATGATTCCGGGTTTTTCTTCACGCTCTGATGTCATCGCCCTGGCCAGTGCCAGCAATAGTGCGATGACGCCGTCTATTTTGTTGGTGTCTCGTTCTTTGGAGATGCTTTTCAGATTCGAGAACTTGGATGTCGATATGACTGCATTGCTCATCATCCAGGTCAGAACGGGATTTCCGTCGAATACGAGTGTCTTTTCTAACACCAGATTTTCCAATTCGATAATTGCAGCGGTGAACGTTAGGCTTGTTTGCCGCATTTCTACCATCGGGATGCTGTGATCGTTCACCAACTTGGTTGCAAAGTACGGTGAGAAAGCCGGATCGAAAGGCACTTCCTGCAAATCAAATTGTTTGCTATATGCGATCAGGTCATCTTTGATCTGATCGAAGTCGGTGATATCGCCTTCGTTGCCGATAATGTGTCCGCTTTCTCTCCACCCTTCGTATTGATCGTTTCCTCCGCTCTCAATCCGGTCATCGTTCAGGTATAACCTAGGGAATACATGTAGTTTCCCTTCACGCCAGAATGCTAGTACCAGTGCGGCAAAGTCTTTCTTCTCCGCGAGGTCCATGCCGATCCAGCATTTTTCACCGGCGAAGTCGCTGAGTTTTATGTCAGGGTTCGCACAGGATTCCCACTTGACCATGTCCATCCAGGCCTCCGATGCGTTTACCCAGACGTTGAGCCGTTTTGTCAGGAAGTTATTTTTTGCAGATGATACTTTTTGCGCTTTTCTTGCCAGCTTTTCTATGTCGACTTCTGAGACCGATATGCCGTAATTTGGGTTTGCCTTTACCCAGCACTCTGGTTTTGTCCAATCGTCCTCGTCATCAATGGTGTAGATGATGCCGAAGTAGGTGTTGTCTTCGGCTACCTGTCCCTTTACTTTGTAACCCAGGCCGCCATTTTTTAGCAGAGTCGCATTGAGTAGGCTGGCGACATAGTTGCGTTGTTCGTAGCAAATTCCGCTGCGGTCGAAACCTGCTGTTGTTATTCCCCAGATTAACGGTTGTTCTCTTGAGCCGGTTGCTGTTTCGAGTACGTCAAACACTGCGCGGGTTTTGTGCGCGTGCAGCTCGTCGATGCTGGCGAAGTGAATGTTGAGTCCGTCGAGCGTCGATCCTTCAGCAGAGAGTGGGATGTATTTCCCTGAGTTTATTGTTTCGTAGATGCTGTGTTCCAGCACAGCTACGCCAAAGCGTTTGCGGAAGCCCGCATCTGATTTCGCCATCAGGCGCGCGGTTTCAAATACGATGCGCGCTTGGTCTCTGGTTGTTGCAGCTGAGTATATTTCCGCGCCGGGTTCGTTATCACCGGTGAGCATGTAGAGTGATACGCCACTGGTGAGCGTGCTTTTCGCGTTTTTGCGCGGGACTTCGATGTAAACAGTGCGGAATCTGCGGCTGTTATCCTGTTTGCTGTACCAGCCGAATACCGTGGTGATGATGAACATCTGCCACGGTTCCAGTTTTATTTTCTCGCCTACCCACTTGCCTTTGACGTGCGGCAGCAGTTCGATGAATTTGCAGACGTATTCCGCTTCGTCAATGTCGAATTCGTATGGATAGTCTTTGTCCGCACCAGAAAATTTCAGATCATCGAGCTGACGGCGGCATGCCGCCTTAGTCCATTTGCAGGCGATTATTTCGCCGCTTAATACTTGTTCCGCATATTGGATGGCCGCCGATACATAGTAATTTACAGGGCGTTCCATCCGTTTGTTTGTTGATTTTCAAAGCCCGGGAGGCTTTGCTGGTTGCTGCTTGGCGTTGCTTTTGTGCGCGAACTTGGCGACATGCCGAATTCAGACGCGAAACGCATCATCCTCTCATACGCGCGATTGCGAATTTGTACCCAGACGGACATTTGTTTATAGCCGCTTGGTGTAGATTCGACATAGCCTTTTTCACCTTTTGGATCTTCTTTGTTTAGTTTGTTAATTTTTTCTTCGCAGTGAACAACTTCGGCCCATGCGGCGCAGTATGCTGCAATCGCTGCGCGGTCTATTTTCGATATCAAATTGAGTTCTTTTAGTTCAGCAGTAATGCGCTTGTATTCTTTTTTGGCTTCAGCGACAAGGTGAGCTGGGCAATTAGGAATTTCAACAGCTGGATGCACTCCACCAAGCAATTCACCAATAGATTTTTTGCTGGCATTGCCATTTATCAAATGAACATTTGCCGGAAGACGCCTTCTTCCCATTTTTAACACCTACGGGAGCGATATACCCCCCCTATGAATTTCCCGCTCACAAAAAACTTGGCACCGTACGGTCTAGAGAGGAATTGCTGTCAACTTTTGACCCGCCCCCGGTTACCGAATCCGCCATCTTCAATTGAGGTTTTCTTGTCATGACAAATCTTGCACAGCGGCTGCCAGTTGTTTCTATCCCAAAACAATGAGCGCGACTTCTCAATCCTGGCTACATCACCGCTTTTATTTGAATCCTCAAGCTTGTGAGGAATAATATGATCAACAACCACCGCAGCAACAACATAACCGGATTCTCCGCATCTAACGCAAAGAGGATGTTTTCTCAAAAAACCTTCGCGCGCTCTCTGCCACTTGTAACCATATCCACGTTCAGACGATGATCCGCGGTTATCGTCGAACGTTCTTTTGTTCTCGTTCTTATGCTTATCGCACCTACTTGACCCACGAACCAACACACCACAACCAGCATGTGAACACGGCTTTAATGATGAAACAGGCATAAAAAAAGCCAGCACTAGGCTGGCTTGAGGATTTTACATTCGCATCACGCCGATAACGGACGCACTGACGAACAATTTGCCATATTTATACTAGAATCGTGCACGATACGCAAGTTTTTGTTCAAAATATTTGCAAACATCTTCTTCGCATCGTTCAGATAATTATGATAAGACCGTTTGCAAATGCCACACTGGTGCGCCTTTACAGCTACAGAACCATGCGGCAAAACATACTCAACGCGGATAACAATCTGCGGAATCCACGGCAACAACTCGACAGCATCGTTAGTCTCGATACACTCATGATCGATCTCACCGAACAGCTCATGATTATCGCCAGCCGGAACCAGGCGCATGAAAGCAGACTGAGAAGGAAACCCCAGCGCAACACCGCTTTGCATTTTCCACGCGCCCCAGCGGCGCAACCGCGAATCAACAGCTCCACCATCTAAATCATACAATCCCATCGCGCACACTCCTATTTTTCAACGAACCATTTACATCGATGACCGATACGCGGAACGCCAGCCTGCTGCGTTTCATTCCGCGCATCGCCGCACAACACTCTATCGAACACAACCCGGTGCGATGCACACGCACGGCACCCGAGTCTATTCATTTCCAAACGTTCGATCACATCCGCTGGATTGCGGTAGAAACCAACCGGCAAAGCCCGGCTGCTACCGTTTGCCATTACGTTTACCCTTATAACGATAACCATCCTGATCATCAGGCTTAGGATCAAACACCATCTCGCTAACCTTCACCGTATTCTCAGGATCTGAAACAGACTGCTTACCGATACACCGCCCGTTCTCTTCCGCATACACCAGCTTCACACCATTACCGAACACAGCGCGGCACTCATCAGCAAACTCTGTAACCTTCGGAAACATAGCTCGCACCTGTTCTTTGGTCACATTCCCGGTTACAGGAACCAGATCAATCTTTTCACTCATCTTCCATACCTCAAAGCAGGTATGGAACAGGTATGGAAGTTGTAGAGCATTTATTCATGCACCTCTTCCATACCTCCATACCTTCCATACTAAAAATGTATACGTACACACGTGCGCGCGCACACGCACGCATGCGCCCACGTATACGCGCGGGAGGTGCTAGGTATGGAAGGTGTGGAAGGTATGGAAGAACAACTATCCATGCGCCTTTCCATGTTCCATACTTGTTCCATACCTCAGCCGAGGTATGGAACTTTTCAGAAAGGAATGCCATTTACATCCCCCTCGAACCCGTCATTTTTGTCCCCAGTTCCGCCCGGAGTGCCAGGCGGCTGATACCAAAATCTGACGGCATTCGCCCTTTTCTCAATTCTCTTGCAACCCAGCATGATCAGCGCCTTACCAACACGCGTCTGAATATCGCGCGACAACCTTGCCGCATCGATCTTCAAGCACTCGATAGCATCGATCATCCTGAATTCACTCACTTGATTCTTGACGTAATCAGCCAGCAGCTCCACATAACTATCCGTCTGATGGCGCATCATCTGCACCGGATCGAAAATAGTCCGTTGCTCTTCGCTGGTAGGCCAGAACCGCTTACCTTGCCGGTAGAGCTGAACCGCCTCAGCAAACAACTGATCGCGCACCGCTTCCAAACCATCGCAATCGATGTCATAAGCGCACTCGATCGGCCAGAATCTCCGACCGCCCGTTTCATCCTTGTTCCAACCCCAATTAACATTGGTGCTTCCTCCAAACACAAGCTGGCGAGGGCTGCGAATGTCCCTGCGTCCATACGGTGGACGGTATTCATCCACTTGCCTGGATAAAAACGACTTCTGCCGCGTCGCTTCAGCGCGCGCGATGGAATCCAACTCCGCGAACTCATAAAGCCACTTACCGCGGATAGAACCCATCGAATCCTTATTATTGAGATCAAGATCGGTATCGCCGAACCACTCACCAGCCAGCACGCGCAACATCGCCGACTTGCGCCGCCCTTGCGTGCCCTCCAGAACCAAACAGCAATCGAACTTAACGCCAGGATCCATCACACGCGCTACCATGCCCATCAGAAACCACCGGGCAACGCGCAACGTGTAAGGTGTCTTAGCCGCGCCGATGTAATCGAAAATCCACTCATCGACACGCTGAACACCATCCCAAACCAGCGCATTCAAGTAATCGCGCACCGGATGGAAACCATTCGCCCGCGCCAGCGCTTCGGCGGCCTCCACCACCTGCGCAGGCGTAGGCGCAAAACCATACTCGCGCGTTAACCACATCGATGCCTGCACATCGTCGTTCGCTTCCCACTCACCCACAGCACCAAACTCATACGGCGGTGCTTTGCGCTTCTCGATCGTGTATGAAAACTCATTGAACGCCAGCACACCATCCCAGCGCCGATCCGTGCGCAGGATGTCGTAAATATTCGCCAGACACGGCACAATCTTGTAATCTCTGTTCAACAGCAATCCGGAATCGGACCGGTTAATTGTTGCCTGCTGTTTTCTCTTTTCCGGCTGTTTTCTGAGTTTTCCGATAAAATCGGAAAGTTGATCTTCATCGAATCCATCATCAATCGCATCGGCAATATCCCACCCATCCGGCTTTTCGCCAGGCTTAGGAATATCGACAAACTGGAAATCTACAGACGGATCGATCTCAAGCAGGATCTTATGAATATCGCGCATCGCGCGCATGCCGGGCTGATCTGATTCCGCAAGCAATGGCGCCGATTCAGGATCGACACCAAGCGCCCTTTGTTCCTTTGTTAATTTCTGGTGTTTCGCATCGCAATCTGCCCATGCAACGATCTTCCGGCCCTGCAGAGGATACCAATTCGACTTGTGCACCGCCTTGGTTCCACCCGGCCACGTGACAACCACATAGCTACTTTTAAGCAACTCATGCCCGGCATCGGCGCACTTCTCACCCTCCACTAGCAACACCGGCAAATCGGGAGAAGCAGCCATCCGGTCAAGGCCATATAATGGCCTGCCACTATCGCCAAATGCCATCCAGCGCCATTCCTGCTTACCATCATCGCGATTGCTGCAGAAACACACCGGCAACGTTTCCTTGCCGCCATCGGACGTTGTGAACCGGTACACATACCCGTTAAGCAATCCATCCGCATCGAGGTACGCAAAAATCCTATCCGGACGACCGCGAACGTAATGCGCCACAGGAGGTTCAGGTGCATCGCTCGGCACAGGAAGAATAGGCACCCATGGCGATTTGCGATGTTCCTCGACGCTGGCAACAACTTTCAATGTTTTATCTGTAGACTGCTTCGGCTGATCTTTCGCTTTTTTTCTAGACTTGCTTTGATACGAACCATCCTCACCAGCATCAACACCAACCATCCCAGCAACCGCGATGGCAGCATCTTTCTGATCGCAGAATCTGATGTATGCATACAAACTGATCAGATCACCGCCTGAATCCTGCGTGGCGTTATCGATCCACTTACCGGTGCGCGCATTGATGACAAAAGAGCCCTTGTGCTTATCGCTGCGCGTAGGATTCAGCGGCTTATACTCATCACCGTTCCAATCGCCACCAGGAATCCACTCCGTTAATAACCTGCGCGCATTGCCAAGGGCGGCGCTGGCTATTAACGGAAAATCAATCGGCGGGCGGCGGGCAGTCATTTGTAACCCTTCGCTTGGCTAGAAGCAGCATGCTGCGCTTCCAGGGCGGTTTTCCATATTTGGTTAAGCGCATCGTCGGTGGCAATCAAAGCCTCGCGCAGGGCATGCGCCTCAGCCAGCGGGCCGGAAACGTCGTGACCGTCTACGCGCAATTCGTTGAGCAGGCCGAACAACGGCGAAATGAATTTCTTCGTGTTGGTCAGCATATTGACGCTCAGGCAGGCGGAATACTTTTCCGATGTGAAGTACGGCTGTTCCAGAAGAGCCCGCTGGTAGTGGTAGCGTTTTTGATGATTGGCCGGTTTTTCCGTGATTTGTTTCTTGCCGCCGGAATAACTGCCGGTTTTGCGGATGGCCGGGAGGATTTCTTCCATCACCAGCCGTTCAAACTTCTCCGCTTCCGGTTTTTTGGATTTGATGATCAGGCGGTACAGGTTGCCTTCGTTGATAAGGATAACTTGCCTTCTTTGTTCACCTGACCTGATGTAGCTTCTAGCTACACCAGCTTCCTTGCAATTATCTTTTATTGCATCTCTGCTATTTCGATAGCCAAGAACATTGCAAACGTCACTGGCAACGAACCACGGATTACCATGTTCATCGGTGACAGCGCGGATTGATAGGGAATTGAAACTGAATACAACGGGCGCTTGAACGCCTTGAGGATTTTTTGTCATGATGTGCTCGCTTTCATGTTCGTTGAACGAACCGCCTGCCACGAGACCAATCGAGGCGGGCGGAACTGAACAGGTTGGTCTACCGGGAAAGCGCACCGGCGGCCTTGCGGCCCCTGCCCAGCCCGCCCATGAACTTTGAGCACACTGAGGCAATAAAAAAGCCGCATTGCATAACAATTTGCGGCCTATCGCCGCTTTACTCAGGAGACCAATCCCGATCACGGATTTTGCCGTGACATGCGCAGGATAATCCTGTGCGGATGAGTTTGTCAACAAATCAATTGATTGGCACCGGGCAGTCATATCTCCTCACCCAATGGCAAATCAATGGGACAGCACTGATGAACGGTGTATCGTGAGAGATGGTGGGAAGAACTGAGCGTCTGCAATCCATTAAGACCGCAGAATTTTTCCCAATCAGTTCCACCCATGAGAAGCGAGAAGCTTGTTACATGTGACTCAGGCGTTCGCAATAGAACCGCTAGCAGGTAGCCCAGCTCGCAAAAGCAAAGGAAGAGAAGAAAAGCGAGCCGGGCCGTGAGGAAGTAAACCATTGCTAATTCAACCATCCGGCTACGCATATAACTACGCGCTGGTTGATGCGGTATATCCATCCTAAGAGCACGATGAATGTTTTGCATCTTACCTGAGAAAATTATTAAATGCAAATGATTCTCATTTTCATGACAACTTACCCTGTTAGATACCTTGATTCTTAGATCAATAATTGTTGACAATATGTTTCCCATGAGATACAATTTCACCTATGAAATATGAACTGCAAATCACTCAAATATTCAACCAGTGGTTTAAAAAACTGGACAAGCAAACCGGCATCAAACTGCTGGAACGGTTGAATCGCGTTGAATCCGGTAATCTCGGAGATTGCAAAGCAATCGGCAAAGACCTGTTTGAACTGCGCTGCTTCTTCGGCGGCGGCATCCGTTTGTATTTCACCATTCGCCAACAGCACATCGTGCTGTTGCTGGCCGGCGGCAACAAAAGCAGCCAAGACAGGGACATTGAAAAAGCAAAACAGATACTGGACAACCTTGAGGACTAAACGATGAAAGAAAAAATCATGAAATTTGACATCGCAAAACACCTGAAGACCGACGAGGATATCCGCGAATTCCTGCGCGAATCGGCGGCGAATGCCACACCCGATGAATTTATTCATGCGCTGAATACTGCCGCGCGCGCCAAAGGCATGACTGAAGTTGCAAAGCTTGCCGGCGTGACTCGCGCCAGTCTTTATAAATCCCTGAGCGGCGAAGGCAACCCCGAATTCGAGACGATCGCAAAGGTTGTACAAGCGCTCGGATGCAAACTGGCGATATCTTGATGTCATACCGCCCCCAACCCCGCATGCTCGCGCAAAATATCCATAACAAAATCCGGATTCAGCCCTACCATGTCGCACGGAAAAACATGATGACCTTTCCTGAACCAGGTCAAAGCATTCGCCCTGATTTGTTCAACCCGGCGCGAGTCTTGATACGTTTTACGCTCACCCATCATTAAATCCATAATGGCATCGCACAACACAGCAAGCCAAAGCTTCTGTTCCGGAAACTCCGCATCCGCTATACGGGCCAGCCCTTTACAAATCACATCGCCCCTCTTCACGCTGTTATTTTTCAGCGATTCAACCGAGCAATTTTTTCGTCTCACGCCACCTCTAGCACTCTTCATTTTTTCAACCCCGCAATGCGCTTGGCACGCTCCTCACTCGCCTGCGCATAAAGCCGTATCCGCGCCATCATTTCCGCCGCCGCGGAAATGAATTCACCGTACTCGCGCTCGATCTCACCGGCCTCAGCCGTTGAAATATTCCCGTCCTGCAGCGCATCCTTCATTTTTTCCAGCCACTGCGCTTTCTCGCTCTCAAGCGAGATGAACAAATCCAACAGCGCGCCATCGGATAAACCATCGAACCCAGGAGACTTCACGCAAAACATGTTCCGCTGTGCAGCGAAATATTTCGCCACCTCATCGGTATCCAGAAACGCAACCAGCACATCAAGCTCCTCGATGTACACATGATGCGTCGCCACGTTCGGGTTCAGCTTATTGGTCAATACGTTGTAATTGCGCCCCAAATCCTCGGCCAGTTGCCGCATCCCGCCCGGATATTTAAGCGCCAGGCGGTAAATCACATGCTCAATTCCCACGGCTGCACCCCCCATCAATATACGTTTTCATAAATTCAAAAATCCGCGATCATGCAATCCTGGATCAACCAGGCCGCCACAAGGGAGCTATCCAAAAAGCGGCCTGTTTCACCACCGGTTATTACCGGAAAACTTATATCAGTCGCACATCATTAACTGCTGGAGAAAGAACAATTAAAAAATCAACAATATGAAATGTCATTTCTCTATTTCTTCCACACTTATTGGAAGTTTCTCCAATGTTGATAAACTAGGAAGTTCCACCAACCCACTATCAACAGAGGAGAAACAATGCTCATTTCCGACGACCAAGTTATCGAACTTACCTGTACGAACTGCAACACAAATATCAAGCAAGAAGTCCGATGGTTTAAGCAGGATGGTAACAACTGCCCCGGGTGTGGTGACGCACTTGATGGCGGCCAATTTAGAGATTTCATCGAGCAAGCAACAGCGTTGGCTCGGATTTCGCTAGGAGCATCAGCAAGATCGGCAAGTAATTCGTTCAGTACCCTGAATAACTCTGACTTATCCACTGGTTGCATAGTCAGAATTATTTGCTTATCCATTTTCTTCAAATTTCTTCTCATAAAATCCAAATCTCATCGAGGAACCCTGCTACCGGCCGGGGGAAATAGGAATCCAACCGGCAGCAGGTAAGGAGATAACTATGAAACAACCGGTTCACCGGCATAGCCACGCTTTTATCCGAGCGGGCGCGGATTGGTCTTGCTGCTAAAGTTTTATGACTGGCAAACGCACTTATCTACCCTTTTAAGTTCAGGCCATATTGTTTCCCAGTCTTGACACAAATCCTTGCGAGTTACCAAACCATTTGTTACGCGCTCTATATCAGGCATTCGCTCTACGGGTATTGGCCTTGTTCCATTTTTCCATTGGCTTACAAGTGACGGAGCAACATTAAGCCTCTTCGCCAATCCGGAATTTGTGTCAACGGTTTTTAAATATTCTTCCAGTTTCATGGCAAAAAATAATAGCAAATGCTATTAAACAAATCAATAGCAAATGCGAATTTACTATTTGCTATTAAACTTTCAGAATTAATGAAATGAGTGAAAAAATAAAACAGTTAAGAATCAAGAAATTGGCTGATGCCGTCAAGAAAGACGGCTCGATTGCTAACTTCTGTAAAAACAGAATTGCAGAGGGTGCCGATAAGCCCAACGATCCTACCTATGTTTCTCAGCTGTTGAACGGTCACAGAAGTTTCGGAGAAAACGCGGCAAGGAGCATGGAAAGACGCGCCGGGCTTCCAGAATATTACTTTGATAGAGAAGATATAAATTTAGATACAACAATTTTTTCGACTGATAACGAATTTAAGAAGCTGTTAATGTCGATAATTAACTCACTACCAGATGAAGACTTAAATATCAGTAAAGTGAATCTTATAAAAGAGGCATTAAAAACAAAAAATGAAGATGTCCCAAAAAGCACAACTGTACTTCACGCTCTCAACCATCAACCACAGAACTATGAAGTCATTAAAGAAGACAAGAAACAAGGGAACGGTAAATGAAATAAGCGACTGGTGCGAGACCACGCGATGCAAATGTAAAACGGGATAGTTATGGGATACGAAGGCAACAGCTCAGCAGCTCTACGCAGCATTGCGAACCGCAATCTGACCAAATCCATGCAAACACTGCTGGGTATCTGTACCGGAATTTCCGCAGATAATCATATCAATGATAGCGAAATCCATTTCCTTAAAACGTGGCTGCTTGAAAACGAAGACCTAATTGATAAATGGCCGGGATCAGTCATTGGATTTAGAGTTTCACAAATCCTGCATGACGGCAGGATCACCGAAGAAGAGCGCTCGCACCTACTGCAAACGCTGCAAGAAATCACCGGAACCTACTTCACCGACACCGGATCGGCAAAAGCAGAAATAACCGGGATACCGTTCGATACACCGGCAATCATTTTCAATCAGACAGTTTTCTGTTTCACCGGTAATTTTATTTTCGGCACCCGCAATCAATGCAGAATAGTCACAGAGAAAATGGGCGCCGGAACTACCGACACTATGACGAAAAAAGTCAATTATCTAGTGATTGGCACAATAGGATCACCGGATTGGATACACGAATCATTCGGTCACAAAATTGCAAGCGCACTTGAATTGAAGTCAAAAAATCACCCGATTTCGATAGTCACCGAAAAGCACTGGAACAACGCATTTCAACTTTCATCTTGAGACTTGCCGAGTTTTCTGAGATCGAACGTATAAACAACACGCACATTGAACCGGGAACAGATCATGGAATATTCAGATTCAGTATCAATGTCCAAATCCTCACCGCGCAACCCTTGCCACGTTGCCAGATACCACAGCGAACCGCTCTTATCGACCTTGACTTCCTCCTTTACACCACCCTTGGCCGCCATGACCGGCAATTCACCGGCCATTATCCGTGCCACCAGATTGGAATCGCGTAACGCCAGCCTACGCCCGACAAACCACGAATTGATCAACCCTCGATCCGGCCCGTTGATCCGTTCATCGTAATCCAATATCTCTATGATTGGGTCGGAAATTGATTTATATACTCGCATGCTCTAACGATTGAAAAATAAAAAAACATCATTTTAACAACAAGAAAAATTCTTATCACAAAAAAGGAAACCATGAAAACAAAACTAATAAAAATAGCCGCGATATTGACCGCATCATCTCTGCCACATATATCGGCTGCAGCCGATTGGTCGATTCAGGGATTGGGAGAGAATAGATACGTAATGGATATTAATAATAACGGTCAGATATTTTCGTACTACGGACGCTACGGAAGCTACGACGGTTACACATGCTCTAGCTGGTGCAGCGTTGTCACGGGTAACGATGGTGTTGGCCTGGTCGCAATAAGTGATAGTTTCAGTGATGAATTTTCTAGCATAAACGATATGGGACAGATTGTCGGATATACAAATGTTAACTCCACCTATAAACCCTTCATTACTGACGCAACCGGTATAAGGACAAGCATCGCCACGCCCGATGGTGGCAGTCCAGGTGCCAAAGCTGTAATCAATAACTCAGGGCAGGTTGCCGGATCATACTATGACCCTGTTCATCCTAGTTACCTAGCATTCATATCAAATATTGATGGAACAAATCCAAAGTATATTGGAACGCTGGGTGGAACCTACAGCGATGTAACAGGAATTAATGATTCCGGACAGGTAGTTGGGGTCTCTACCACACCAACCAACGAACAATCTCACGCATTCTATACCGGACCGAATGGTGCGGGCATATTCGATCTGGGAACGCTGGGTGGAGCATTCAGCACGGCCACAGCAATAAATAATAATGGTGATATAGTAGGAAGTTCAAAAACATCAGATAATAATCTACATGCTTTCTTTGTCGATCACACCAATAATAATATGATTGATTTGGGAGCAATGGGTGGAAATTACAGCGAAGCTATCGGGATAAACAATCGTGGCGATATAATTGGCACTGTTAGCACGGGGGAGTTTGCTGAGTATCATGAATCATTTTTATACACTCACGGGGAAATGGTTAACTTATCGAAATTGGACATCTTTCTTAACGATGGCTGGAGCAACTTATTCGTGCGCGGAATCAACGATCACGGACAAATTGTGGGAACTGGAGAGCATAGCAATACCTATCAAAGTTTTTTACTAACCATGACAGACGATCCCAATTTTTACGCTAACTACGTAACCGTTCCTTTCTCCGAGCCCGCCATCGTTCCACCCCCCGTACCAGAACCCCAAACCTACGCGATGCTGCTGGCCGGGCTGGGGCTGGTGGGGTTTATGGCACGTCGCAGAAAATAATTGGCAATGTAATCTGCACTTTGTTTGAGCCATAATAGTAGTTTTCGCTACTACGACGAATTTTGGGAAAAAGAAGGCATGGTTAATTATTGAAAAGATTATCTAAAAAGCAAAAATGGTGGCAACTACGTTTAATCAGGAAAATAAAACGCAAATTAAGTCTTAGGGCCAATAAAACATATTATTCCGCTCGGGAATATTCAAATGAGATATTCCTAAATAACTATCCCAATAAAATTTATCGGCCAGACAAGCGGATATTAAAGAATACTGTCAAATCTATTAGCGCCCCTAAGATTTTCAATATTCAGGATGATAAATACAGGCCAATTGTTACTCGTTTCCTTAGCTCGCTTAGAGATGCATTCTCAGATACGAATATAGATAAAATTGTCCTGGATTTTACTCACACAGAACAATTTGTTGCTGATGCGACATTATTATTCTTCTCTGAAGTCTTGTATCTTAAGGAAAAACCTGGAGTTACAGCAATTCTCAGATACAAGCCACCAATAAACGAGCGAGCCTCAGATGTTCTCCATCAAATCGGATTTCACGTATTATGTGGGGGAAACGCAACCTCTGGCTTAACCACAAATGATGAAGACGTTGTGCATTGGAGGTTTGCCCAGGGATCGATAGTTGATAATAGCTTGTGTGCTCCGGCAATAGAACAATATGAAGGCCAGCTAGCAGCCCCATTAATGGAGGGGCTATTCAGGGGTCTCGGAGAAGCGATGACGAATACCAGTCATCATGCATACCTAGAAACCCGAAAAGATAATTTAAACTACAAACCTCCCACCAAAAATTGGTGGATGTTCTCCCAATCCAAGGACGAATATTTAAGTGTTGTTTTTTGTGACCTGGGTATTGGAATTCCCAGAACATTGCCGTTAACTATGCCTGAGATACTAAAAAGACTGGTAAGACTGAAGAAACCTATCAAAGATAGTGAGTGCATAAAAAAAGCTGTTCAACATGGGCTCTCAAGAACCAAACAACCAGAAAGGGGCAAGGGTCTCGGAGACATTGTGGAAGTTGTAACGAAGAAAAAAACGGGTCAATTCTCATATACAGCAATAAAGGAATGTATTATAAAAATGAAACTCGCGTCGTGACACGCGATCTAAATGAAAGTATATTAGGTACTCTTATATGCTGGCGTGTTCCATTAACTTAAAATATTGACGAATGTAATAATGACAGTAATAGCCATAAAAGATGAGTTTTCACGTTACCCTGCTGGTCGCTATAGAGAGGATGGTCCATATAATGGACAGCGCTTCAGGGAAGACTTTCTTGTGCCTGCTCTACAACAAAATGCAGATAAAATATTAATTAAGTTAGATGGCGTTCGTGGATACAATTCTTCTTTTTTAGACGAAGCTTTTGGTGGGCTTGTAAGGAATGGTTTTTCTGCAGCAGAGTTATTGAATAGACTCCAACTTGAAAGCCAAGATAAAAGCCTAATAGAGGAAATCAAAGGATATATCAAAGATCAATCTAATATTTCTACTTCAGTATAAGTTTTTTTGAAAGTGGAATACGCAAATCTCATCACATGGATATTAGTGATAGGTGGTTGGATTGCCGTTCATTTTGCCACCTTATCTCGCGAACGACGCAAAGAAAGTCGTGAAGCTGTTTCTAAAATAATAGATGATCTCAGACTTATTGAAAGCTTAGCTGTTGTTTTCAATACATCAGACAAATACGATTTTAGCTGTAGTGTCTCATTAATCTGGCGCGTAGATAGAGCCATAAAGACATTGCAGCGCGTGCCGCTGAAGACACTCCATATTCCTACTGAGTTGCTCACTAGATTCAGGCAAGCATTAACCACAAATACTGACAAATCATCTTTCTTAGCTCAGGCACATGATAGTGAAATTGTTAATGAAATTCATCATATAACTGATGAATTGATTGATGAGATTGAGGTGGCAAAATATTTAATATTTTCCTAGTGCATGACCGCAACAAATATAGACGATAATGGCGGGTGTTCTGGAATGTACGACAAACGAATATTGCGCCGCATATCACGCCCACCAAACCCGCCCCGGCGGGTTTTTTATTGCCCGCAAATCTTCCACACGAGCCATCCATCCAAAATATTATCATAAAATTAGCAAATGCTATTGACACAATAAATAGCAATTGCTATTGTATTTCAAATCAACCAGCCACCATGAGTCGTCAAGCGCAGGTGAGGTTGAAGATGATCAACGATAAGGAGATGCAAAAAATGGACAATAAACCTTTGGAAGTAATTTTTAAATTCTCATTGGGTCGTGGCGTCATCACGCCACTTTGCGGTCTTGGATATATGCACATGTGCGCGGCAGACCGGCGCGGTAATTCGTATTTAGTTCAAACAGATAACGGCAATCAATGGTTCTTTGAGGAAGACTTAATGTGGCCTGATGAATTTTAGTAATTGATCAGCTAAGCGGAAGAAAAAAACAGGAGAACACATGAAAATGCTGATGAATAGGAAGTTTGTTAGGGATTTCTGGATTTTCATAAGAATGGGGCAATGGCCGTGCACCGCCTGGCGGCTTGCCAGCTTCATCAACGACAAGAGCTTGCCGGAATTTTTGAAAGAGCAAGCTTGAGGTAACAATAAAATGAGCATCATCATCTATCACACCGAGCATTTGCTCGACCGGAAGCAAATAGAAGCATTGCGCAAATTCTATAACTGCGACCATGTTATCCATGACTACGTCTACGGCGAGGTTCTTCCGGCGGACACGCTCGCAGTCGTACGCATTGACGATAACGACACGGCCGCCTATGAGGAATCGGGATACGACCATCTGCTAGGAGCGCGCACCGCGAGCGTCAATTGCGCATTTTCAGAAATGATCGCGCATTTTCTTGCCAACTTCATCCCGGAATGCCTTGAACATAGGCTGCGCGATTTTATCGGGAAACAAAACGGCGAAATATTCACGCGCGACGACGTGTTCATCTTTCTGGACATCGATCCGGATGACGTCCCGCAAGACTACTCCGCCTCGCTGATAACCGCAGCATTGAAAAAACTAGGCTGCAGCATGGAACAACTGACAATCTTCACGCCGCCAGGACCATGTGCAATTGCCGAACCGCTGAAGCGCTCCGCATAACCTCAATTCCAAAAGGAAAAATTAACATGATCCCGTTCGATACAAAAAACTATCACGCGCGCCGGAACACGTTCGGAACATCCGGATGGTGCGTCATCGGAATCGTAGCGCTCGTCATTCTGCTGGCATGGATGGGCGAGCGCGACCGTGAAGCACATGTGAACCGCGTTAAAGAAGCTGCCGCGGCGCAGTGCGTCAAATAGCGCTGGGTGAAAGTCATGTTCGATTTCAAACTAGAGAATGAAGAAGCCGCAATCATGGATATCACTCCGGATATCGCCAAGCAATTGCTAAGCACAAGCCCTGGCAATCGTAAAATCCGGCAGTGGCATGTCGATATCCTGGCCGGATCGATGGTCAGGGGGCAATGGAAAGTTACCAGCCAGGGCATTGGCATCGACAGGAACGGCAATCTCAGGGACGCGCACCACCGGCTGATGGCCGTGGTTAAATCCGGAGTCACGATCAGAAGCGTGGTGGTCATGGGACTCCTGCCGGAATCATACGAAGTGATCGACACCGGTATCAAGCGCAACATGGCCGATCTGCTCAAAGAAAACGGTTATGTCACAAGGATACTCAATGCCGCTGCGGCCATTGTCTATGGCACAAACCGGGCTGTGCCGGTCGATCAAATGCGGCCGATCGTAGAATCCGGCCTGCATGACATAGCCAAGGAACTCGCAAAACACTGCAGCACAACGCGCGCTTACTATTCATCGGCACCGGTCAGATTAGCCGCATGCCTCACCATTTTAAGCGGCGGCGACAAAAACTATGTACTGCAGCAATACGCCGCTTTATGCCACCTCGATTTCAAGTCGATGTCCACGCAGGCTATGACGCTCGTCAAGCAAGTCAATGATAGAAAGGTCGATGTTCACGACAATAAATTAGACACAACAGCCAGAGGTTTGCGCATCTTTGATATCGCACAAAAGGATTCGGACGAATTAAACGTCAAGCCTCAAGATCGCGATCGAACAAAAAATTTTGTGCTCAATACACTGAAGATCAATGCACCGATACCACAACAACCGGATCCACTCGCAACCGGCACATTGATCGTCAAAACAAAAAACCGAAACCCCCGAAACGAAAAGACGATCATCGATGAGACAGAGCAGATCAGCGCAGACCGCGAACTCAAAGAGTTACTGAACAAAGCCACACCATCAAGCAATGGCTACGTGCATCGCAGCGGCGACCGAAATAAACATCAAGTTACAACAGGTAAGAGACGGGTGGAATGAGCGCTCCAAAAGAACGGCCAATATTATTTTCTGCGCCGATGGTTAGAGCCATTCTGGATGGTAGGAAAACTCAGACACGAAGGATCATTAATCGAGTGAATGGAATTGGACTTATCACCGAATTTCAGCGCAGCGATACCCCTGGATACGATTGGAGTATGTGTGATAAGCGTATTCATTGGCATGAACTGACGAATGCTGAGCTGCTTGAAAGATGCCTATACGGAAAACCAGGCGATCGGCTTTGGGTGAGAGAATCATTCTGGTCTGACAACGAAACCTGTGATCACGAATATTGTTCCGGGTGTGATTTTGGTAGCCTCATGTCACTTGGCTCTGAATATGCTCAGATTCAATTTGTTGCCACCTCGGTTTGCTGCATGCCACCGAAACTCGCAGGAAACGAATCCTACACTCCATGTGACGGAAACCATTCTCATGGTAATTGGTGGTTATCCCCACCAAAAGGCTGGGATGGTGAACGTTATTATCGTGGAAAAGGAAATTGGATATTTACTCCAACACGGTATTTCACAAAACACCCATCCATCCACATGCCGAGATGGGCATCCAGAATAACGCTGGAAAACGTCAGCGTGCGCGTTGAGCTGTTGCAGGATATCAGTGAGGAAGATGCTGTTTTTGAAGGATTAAAAGCTCTAACAAAGGATGACGGGATAACAATAAAGTACGGGATTCCCGATAGGGATGGATATCCAGGAAACGACGACCACGGTTGGCATTGGCGTGACTGGAATACGTCGCCGAGATTGGCATATAAAAGGCTTTGGGAATCAATCAACGAAAAAGGATCATGGGACCTGAACCCGTGGGTGTGGGTTGTTGAGTTTAAAAAAATAGAGAGATAACCATGTCATCATTAAACAAAGTCATACTCATCGGAAACCTGGGGAAAGACCCGGAAACCCGCTACATGTCCAATGGAGATGCCGTCACCAATATCACGTTGGCAACAACCGACACATGGAAAGACAAGAACGGTGATAAGCAGGAAAAAACCGAGTGGCACCGCGTGACCTTCTACCGCAAGCTTGCCGAAATTGCCGGGGAATATCTGAAAAAAGGCCGCGCGGTTTACATCGAAGGCCGACTAGAAACCCGCAAGTGGACTGACAAGGAAGGCGTGGAGCGATACACGACCGGAATCATCGCTACTGACCTAAAAATGCTTGGTAATCGCGGCAACGGATCGAGTGAAAGCGATGATAATCGCGCGCCGTCATTAGATAGCGTAGGCAAATCACCTGGTTCGACAGGGTTTGATGACGATATCCCATTTTAGAATATACCTGAATTAGTCTAATGGATTACCGTTTTAGCGAGGCAATATGAGACATTTAACAGTTGTTTATACAATTAATGATGAAAAAGCTTTTGAGGAGGAGCAACAAAGAATAAGCAACTTATGCTCTCCTTCACAGGGAAAACCATTTGCAATCACTGCCTGGTCGCTCGATCACGAAATAAACAGGACAATGTTGATACAAGAAGCACTTGAAAATCATGATTGGGAAACGGCAGAACAACTAATATCAGCAGATGGTGTTGGCAAGTACGGAAACGTTGAAGAATTTATTAGTGCAAATCCTTAAGAATGACACTATTTCTTACCCAATCCGAACTATCTGAATTAACAGATTGCCAGAAACGATCCAAGCAAACTGAATGGCTTGATAGACGCGGATGGAGATATGAAGTATCCAGGCTTGGAAAAGTCAAAGTACTGCGCAGTTATGCTGAAATGCGCATGGGAATGCCAGTCAATGGCGAACAAGAGCAAACCACAGAACCGGATTTTTCCAGCCTAGCGACATGATCGCCCGCCGCAAAACCAATCTTCACTTGCCGCCACGTATGTATCTGTACAAAGGCAAGCGCAAAACAACATACTACACTATCACAGCAGCAAATGAGCGTATCAACCTCGGCCACGATCTTCAAGAAGCAAAGCGCAAACTACTGGAGATCGAAGAAGGCCGCCCGGCTGCCGGGACAATCGGCGAATTGATCGAGCGTTATATGGCAGAAGTCAGCCCTAAAAAGGCGCCGCGCACGCAAAAAGACGAAATCGACAGCGCGCATAGATTGCGGGACTGTTTTGGCAAGATGAAGCCGCGCGATCTGAGGCCGGTGCACGTTGCCAAATATCTTGATATGCGCGGCAAGGCTGCACCAGTGAGAGCAAACCGCGAGAAAGCGCTGCTCTCGCACATATATAGTATGGCGATGCGCTGGGGAATTGTTGACAGCAACCCATGCCGAGGCGTGGCGCGGAATACAGAAACGCCACGCGACCGATTTGTCACCGACAAAGAATTGCGGGATTTCTGCGCACACGCCGAATCGCTTGGAGACACCGGCCGCATGCTATCGTACACCGCACGGCTGGCATATCTGACCGGACAGCGCCGCGGTGATCTGCTAAAAATACGCCTCGATCAGCTTGCCTATGACGGCATACTGATCACACAATCCAAGACACGCGCCAAGGTACTGATCGAATGGACACCGGCACTGCGCGATTGCGTATCCGCATTGAGATCATTACCGCGCCCGGTAACCGGAATGTTCCTGATCTGCAACCGGTCAGGCCAGACTTACACAGACTCAGGATTTAAGGCGATGTGGGGCCGCATGATGGCGGCATGGGGAGAACTTGGAAACGAACGCTTCCACTTCCACGACCTGCGCGCAAAGGCAATCACAAAAATGGTGGAAGACGGCCGCCAAGCGCGCGACCTATCTGGACACAAGACAGACGCGATGGTGACAAAAGTGTATGACAGAAGGGCCGTGAGGAAATCAAAAGCGGTCGAATAGACCGCCTGATTTTTGTAAGATGAGAAAATACACCCGCATGGATAAACGGTTTTACAAATTAACGAATTACAAAAAACATCGACAAACTATTGATATTACGTTAATGTATATCTGATTGTGATTCCGGTTGTCGTGGGTTCGAGTCCCATCAGCCACCCCAGTAAGTTTTTATCGCCACGATTCAATTTCAACACTG